CGGCAGCACCTATGCTGCGAATCCCTCGACGAAGGCGATCCCCGCGGATGGCATCTTCGCGGGCGGGGCAGGCGTAGTCGTGGCGGTGTTTGAAGATGGCAGTATCGCGCCATTTACAGTCGTGGCCGGCACGATGCTTCCGCTCAAATGTATCCGCGTGGATGCTACCAATACGACGGCGACCTTGATGAACGCGATGTATCAGATCTAGCGGCCATGACCGTCCAGCAATTGATTACGGCCAGCCTCCAAGACCTACGAGTCATTCAGACCGGAGAGACAGCGTCTGCTGAGGACGCGGCCTTCTCCCTTGAACGGCTCAACGACTGGATCAATGGCCTTGCCACAGAGAATCTGACGGTCTATACCATCACACGCACAACATGGACGCTGACCACGGCTGAGAGTTACACCATCGGGACGGGCGGGGTTGTCAATGTGGCTCGTCCCACCGGCCCGCTCTCTATCGAGAATATCGGGTTCCAGGACACATCTGCCTCGCCCACGATTGAGTATAATCTCGGCCCCGTCCTCACAGAGGATGGCTATGCGGGCATCGCCCAGAAGCTACTCACTTCGGTCTTTCCACAGAACTGGTATTACAATCCGACGTTTACCGCGGGCCTAGGCCTCCTGATCCCCTATCCGATTCCGACGAGCCTGACGCTTGAAGGCGTCATCTACACACATACGCCTGTCGCAGAGTTTGCTGCGTTGTCAGACGTAATTGCGCTCCCTCCTGGGTATCGGCGGTTTCTCCGTCTTGGCCTAGCCAAAGAGCTGTCCTCGGCCTTTGATGCGGGATTGACGCCTGAATTGCAGATGTCGGCGATTCAAGCGAAGGCTGACGTCAAACGCGCCAACATGCGCCTCAGCGACCTCTCCTCGGGCGTGGCCGGCGTCCTGTTTGGTGGCTCTGGGTTGCACTACAACATCTATTCGGACACGTAATGGTCTACCCAGGCTTCGTTTCGGGTAGTTACGAGTCACAAAGTCTATTTGCAGACCTCGAACGGACGGTCAATTGGTATCCAGAGCCTATTGAGCCGCAATCAGTGCCGTGGCAAGCCGCTCTTTACCCCTGTCCAGGATTCCAGGAATACGTCACAGTCGCTGACGTCAATACGCGGGCGCTCTTTTCAATGGGGGGTCGTGTCTATGGGGTCATCGGCAATAAGGTCTACAAGTTTGCAGCGACCAACGCCGCGAGCATCGTGACCGATGGCACAGTCGCGAATAACCCTAACCCCGCGCAGATTGCCAGCAATGGAGATGCTGGGGGAGAACTACTAATCGCCTCAGGCGGAAACGGCTATCTGCTCACAATCGCCTCGAATACGCTCACCACGATTTCGGCATTGGCCAATAAATGCACGATGGCCGGGATGATTGATGGCTACTTCCTGGCATTTGACTCCAGTGCCAGCAAGTTCTTTATTAGTGCGCTCAACGATGGGACCACTTGGGACGCAACGCAGTATGCCCAGCGCAGCATTGCCCCGGACCCGTGGAAGGCGATGGTCGTGGACGGCAGCCGCCAGATTTGGCTGATTGGCGAGCAAACCGGCGAGGTCTGGTATGACGCCGGCACCAGCCCTTTCCCCTTCGCGCCTGTTCCTGGCGCAGTCTTCGGCTACGGTACGCCGGCCCCGTTTTCAGTGAAATTGGCCGGGACCGCCATGTGTTGGCTGTCCCAGACGGCGGATGGGGCCGGGATTGTCGTCGGGTCGTCAGGCGTGGTGCCACAGCGCATCAGCACCTACGCCGTCGAGACTGCCATTGCGCGGTATGCCAGAGAGGCGATTATCACCGATGCGGAGGCGCTCGTATATTCAGAGGCGGGGCATGTATTTTACTGCCTCACGTTTCCCTCAGCCAACGCCACCTGGGTCTTCGACTTAACGACCGGCATCTGGCACGAGCGTGGGGTCTGGGATTCCGGTGCTGGAGACTTTGATGTCTGGGCACCGCGGAGTCATTGCTACGGGTTTGGGAGGCACTTGATCGGGGATCGGACGAGCGGCCAGGTCTGCACGATGGCCACCAATTTCACGGCTGAGTGCAATGGAAGCACGATCCGGCGACTCCGTATTCCCCCTCCGATGTTTCGCGCCCCCGGCGTGCGGCGGATGTTCGTGAGTCGGATGGAACTCGTCCTAGAAACCGGACTTGGAACAGAGACGGGGCAGGGCACGAACCCGCAGGTCATGCTGCGGTCGAGTACCAATGCCAAGACCTGGTCCCACCAACGGCTCGCCTCGGCAGGAAAACAGGGCGAATTCAACGCGCAAGTCGTCTGGACGCGACTCCCGAGTAGCCTCAAGATGTGGGTGCCAGAGATTACGGTGACTGACCCGATCCCCTGGCGAATCCTTGGCGCAGAGATCGATGGGCGTGGCTTCTTTGGGCAGGGGGGCGGCTAATGGCGACACAACTCGCGCCGGTCCCCGAGTATGTCGTCGAGACGGCGATTGTCCGCAATACCATTTCTGGTCGTGTCACGCAGGCGATGCGGTATTGGCTCCTGGCATTGGCGGATCGTGTCAATACGACACCGAATCGCGTCGCCGAGGGGACCGCCTCGACGCAAGCGGCGTCACTCTCCGCGACAGCCTTCTCGATTGCGTCGGTGCTGCCCGGACTCTATCGACTTTCAATGGCGGCGCGTATTACCCGCGCTGCAACGAGCAGCAGCTCGCTCATTGTGACATTTGGCTGGACACAGGCCGTGGCTTGCGCGTTTGCCAGTGCCGCGATGACCGGCAATACGACGGCCACAGTCGGGACGGCCACGGTTCTGGTCCGCGTGGATAAGGACTCGTCCATCACCTATGCTACGACCTATGCGTCTAGCGGTGGCACGGCCATGCAGTATCGACTCGACGTTGTCTGTGAGCGTGTGCTGTGATTACCCGTATCCTGCCCGAGGAAGAATGGCCGAGTCTCGCAGGCACCATGCTGGAGCAGGCTCCCACATTGCTCAACCCTGCGTCGGACATCGTGCTGGTGCTCGAAGATGATCATAAGATCCTCGCCTGCACTGCCTTTCTCCCGCGCTGGCACATGGAGGGCACGTGGATTGCGCCTGAGTATCGCAAGATGGCCAGTGTCGGGCGACCGCTGTTACGTGGAATGCGTAAGATGGCGAAAACGTTGGGGGCGAGGGAACTCCTGATGGTGACGATAAACCCAGAAGTGAGCGCCATCTGCCTGCGCTTAGGGAAATCCTCGACCTGGCTTCAGGGCGATCATTTCTCGATAGAGCTATAGGTAGTTAACGCGAAGCACGAAGGCCAAAGGGGAAATCATGGGACCGCAAGACGGTGCAGAGCAGGGAGGATTCAAAATGCCATGGACAGCAGCGGCGGCTGGAATTTCTGGGGTCGCCGGTATCTTTGGGGCTAAGAAGCAGTCGGACGCCATGAAGTATAGCGCCCAACTGCAATCGGCGTCAGCTAGGCGGGCTGGCGATCTCCAGGCGCAGTCAGCAGCGAACCAACTCGCCTACGCAAAAGAACAGTCGAAGCAGCTCCGAGCGGATACTGAATTTGCGCGGAAGGCGAACTATGGAATATGGGGCGCAGAGACGGGCAATGAGGCTGACAGGTTTAATATTGGCAATCGCCTTGATGTGGATCGCTTCAATACCGGAGCAGCGAATGCCCGTAATCAGTTCTCGGCCATGCGGAACGATGCCAATGCTCGTTATAGTGCGCGTAGCGGTGACATGAGCAACCTGCGGGCGATGTTAGGCGGGAATAGCTACGCAACGCCCACGTTTGAAGAATTGCAGGCACTTGAGCGCATGAAGGACCAAGAGTATACGCCCAATACGCCTGCGTTTATGGACAATCCCAATGCCTCCCCAGCGGGAAGCATGGCGAGCGCGGCGGAGGGCCGTGGGCGTTCAGATACAGCACAGAATAGGGCCGCACGGGATCGAGAAGCGAGTATCAATGCTGCCTTCCGAGGAGTGGGATAATGGCCAGTCAGGACCTACGCAGCGAGACGGGAATTAATCATGCCGACTAACGACTATGGCGGGTGGGCCGGCGACCAAGCGGCTATGGCAGACGCACGGCGACGGGCTGACGATGCACGGCGACTAGCTGGCGGGTCACGGCGGGAGCTGCTCACGCAATTAATCGTGGAACTCTACGAAAGCGAGCTTGGCCGTCAGCCGAACGAGGCGGAGTTGCAGGGGCATATTGATAATCCAGATGGAGAGGACGGCATCCGCGTTGCCATCTCTGGGAGTCAGGAAGCCACCGACTATCGCAATAGAGCATCTGATCCAGATCCAGATCCAGATCCAGAGGTAGGGGACAATCCGTTCGAGAGCGACAATCCAGAGCCAGAGGATGCTGCCGTTTACGCCATGATTCAGAGGGACCAGGCGTCGTGGCTGGGAGTTCTAACGGAAAAGGCAAAAGCACTGGGGTTCGCCGATCCTGCCGCCGAAGCGCAGGATGCCGTTAATGGGATGATTAGCCAGCTACGTTTAAGCTCGAATCAGAGGAGTGCGGTGCGCGGCGACGTCGGTGACCCGCAGCAGTTCCTGACTGAAGCGGTGGACAGATTGACGAGCCGTGGTGGACAAAACACTGGTGCCGAGACGAACGTGCCAGGAATGCCGCGAGGGTCAGCCTCCCAGTCATTCGCGCCGCCCACGGCTGGGCCTGGCAGCAATGACCCACCGAAGCCCACTCCCACTCCCACTCCCACTCCCTACGTGGCGCGGCCCACAACGCCCTACAGCGCACGGGCGTATGTCCCCACTCAGGCTGCGACGAATGCAGACCCTGCGCCCATTGGAACGTATACGCCATCGGCGCAAACGCCTCAGCCCCAGTCGCAGGTGCCCCCCTTCGTGGGGAATATGGGAAATATGACGGGGCAGACTTCGACTCAGCCCCCCGTCACGGCAGCGGTCTCCCCTGAACCTCGCCGGAGTGAATGGGACAGGGTCGATATGAACTATCAGCAAGCCGGCAACGACTACGCGGCTGGTCCGAATGGTGCGGGATTCTCGCCTGAGCCATGGGCGCAGTCTCGTGGACGATGGGACGCCCCCATGCGCCGGTCAGCCGCAATGGGTTACAGAATGAACCGTGGCGGAGGGGTTCCACGTGGAACAGACTCCGGTCGAGCCGAGCGCGATCCTCGCCGAGCCACCAGATTCAGTCAACAGAACGAACAGACGAATAGAGACAATATGGCGCTGGGCCAGGATGGCTTCAATAACCAGATGAATACGTGGCTCCGAGCGTATAATCAGTGGAATCAGCGCGGTACG